CTTCAGGAAAGTGTGTAGATCATCGTACAGGGATTGAGGACGCTGCATGTGTGCATGGATGCTATCCATAGCCTGTGTACATGCTTTGCGAACATCCTCGTCTTTGTGATTTTTGCTATGGTGCTTCATATTTTCCATAGCATCGTGCATATGGCGGTGCATACCACCATCGTCGCCTATAACATAGGCCAGTTCGTGCAGTCTCATAATATCTCCATTTTGGAGATATTTATACGGTTGCTGCCCAGTTAAGATCCAAATCTTCTTGAAATTCAACCAGCAACGCTAATCCCTTCGGCAAATCGTTGATAGATAGCGCCGATACGTCAAAATCACCGATGTCGTACGAGAGTGTTACATGAGGTTCAAATGTTGGATAATCATGAGTTCCACCATACAAACGTCTTAATTCGTGGTGTCGTTCCACGAGTTCGGGAGCTGACAACTTGAGAACCAAACAGTTGGTATGAACGCTGCTATCTGCATTAGTTTTCCATACTGCAAACTCTAAAGGTCGTGCAATGATAGGCTTTCCTATCCACTGTTTGGCCTTGTAGTCTGGCATGTGTTTGCGGCTATACAACAGTGTTACAAAACTTCATTGCTGCATATGTACCTTTACTTTGATCCATCGTGGCCCTTTATATGCGAAAATCCATCGCGAAGCTGCACAACCATCTTTCTATCGAAAGTATTACTTACTTCTTCGCGGTGCGAAATGACGAACATTGCTAGATGCTCGTCCCTAGCTTTGCGTTTCACAACTCTGGCTGCTGCCTGAACACCAACTGAGTCAAGTCCATGATCCAGTATTTCATCAAGCATGAAAACATTTACTTTTGTGTGAATGCTCTGAAGCACGTCTTTAAATGCAAGAGACAGCGCAAAATTAACACGCGCGCGCTGTCCTTGAGATAAGTTACCAAAGCCTAAAGTTCGACCAAATTGCGATATTGACGCACTCATTTCTTTAGTAAACTCGACCTTATGTGGCAAACCAAGCTCATTCAAGTACTCTTGCAGCTTTGAGTTCAGGAATGGAATGTTCTTATTTAGCAGCGTTTTGCGGACAAAGCTATCCTTTTTTGTCAGGAGCTTCAACAAGAATTTTTGGTGGTCGATTATCTTTGATAGTGCATTCACTTCTGTGTAATCGGGATCAGGAATAGTTGCTGCAATCAACTCATCCAACGCTTCTTGGTGTGGATTCTCAGCAGTAGTCAAGTCGTCAATTTTCTTCTGCAGGTTGACCTTCTCATTCTCCATTTGCTGCAGTTCTTTCGAGCTAGCAACAACGATTTGGCGGTTAATGTGCTTCAACTGCTCCTTTAGATTGTTGAGGTGTTGTGTTTGAGCCATCGCAGAAAACTCGAATTTACCACGCATGGCAATATCATCAGCCAACTCATGCTCAAGCTGTTCTAGTTCAACGTCGAGAGCATTGAGCTCCGCTTCATGCTTGATAATTGTCTGCTTGCACAGCTCGATCTTGGATTGTGTATCTTCGAAGTGCTGCAAGCAGTATGGACATGTTGCATTCTGCAGATGATTCTGCTCTTCCTCCTGCTTCTTGATGTTTTTGTGTGTTGTAGTCATCAAGGAAACAATCGTCTGCCTGTCTTTTTCCTTCGTCTTAATTAAGCGATTGTGGTTGGTAAGAGTGGTATTCACCGTATCTACCTGTACCTGTGCTGCCTTAATCTCTTCAGAAATCGTAGTATATTGATCCAACAATTCTTGCTGGACCTTGATGTCAATGCCCGACAGATCTTCGATTTGCTGCTTAAGGGTCTCAATACTTTGTGTGTGCTGAACATCCCACGCAGCAATACGCTTCTTTGCAGCATCGACTTGACCTGCATGACGTTCTTGTTCACCTTTGGCAGATTCTAGCCTTGCCTGCTGAACTTTCAAGCTATTTTCCGTGTCTTTGATGACAGCTTTCAGCAGTTCTGCCTTGCGAGAGATCGAAGTAAGACCGAACAATTCTTCGATGATTGCAGTCTGGTCCTTAGTGGATAGATTCAGGAATGGTTGGTGGGATGCTGAGAACACAACAATACGCACAAACACTTCATACGGAATCCCAATAATGCTTTCGATCATTGCATTAGTTGCGGCTATACTATCTGGCGTTTTGTCAATGCCGTTGATGTACAAATACACATTGTTGCCAGCATTACCAGCTTTGGTTTTACGTGAACGCTTGATGTAATAATTTACACCATCAGCTCCCGTAAATCCCAGTGTTACTTCCATATTTTTCTTGTTGATGTTGTTAACAAGATCGTCTTTGGAGATGTCGTCGCTGATGGGCTTATCATACAGAGCATATGTAAGCGCATTCATCACAGTAGTGTTGTGAGTAACGATAAAGTCATCAGTGATATATAGATGTTTAGGGTGATCTATTAATATACACTTGGTTTCTGTTTCGCCAATGTATTCAATAGATTGGATGCGCAATCCTGCATTGCTGTATTGTGTACTTTCTTTATTAAATCTATTCTTCTTCCTGCTGATATTAAATAGTTGTGTAGGATTGGGGTAAGCAATTCTCACTTCATAGCATACCTTTCCCTCGCGCTTAGTGCCTTTGTAGTAATAATGCGGATGTCTAATGGACATGGTGGATTTACCGCCTAAGGATCTGACTAAGTATGCCACATCTTCGGCAAGTTGCTTACTGGTTGATGAAAACGACACTGATCCTGCTTTACTTACAAAACCATCAGTATCCAACAATCCTCTCAGCAGATCCAATTTCTGCTGAGTGCTACCTTCCAGATATATAGGTGGTATGAACTTTAATGAGCTATCACACCCCATCAAGTTTAAGCTCGTTAATGCATCAGCAATGGCATTTACGCGTGATCCAGTTGACCTAATTTTATAGTTTATATCATTTGTATATGAAACCAATTCTTGACTAAATGGTTGTAGTAATTCAGAAACGTGCGCAACACACTCTGCGTCACTGTTAGTGAAGGTTACGTCTCTAGTTGTAAAACCACCATCACCCAATAAGCAACCGAGCAGGTATGGGTGAATTGGCAACTGAGTGTCTGTAATCTGTGCTGGCTGGACGAGTGGCACAAAAATGCTATATTTGTTGTATTTTGACTTATTGGCGGTATCAACCCAGTGTATCAACTCAGATGTGGTTAGTATTTTCGTGTTTCTGTTTGTTTTCAAGCTTTTTGTTCGAGTGCTCCATCGGTGCGAAAAAACTTCCCACAGATGATTCTCATCTGCTTCTGTAGATCTGCCATCCGCGAAGGTAATTTTGTAAACTGGTCGCAATCCTTGATGAAAAGTGTCCAATACTAATGAAGTCGCCCCATCAGGCGTACAAACAACATCCCCTCGTGTGACATCTCCCATCGTCTTCCATCCACCTGGAACTTTGATTTTGCAATGGAGTGGTTGTGCTTTGCCCACACCATTGCTTTGACCTGACGACGGATGGTCAAGGTCCTCACCAACTATGAGTGTTGTTCCAGGTCTATTGAGCGGAATAGTGGTAACATTATTACCATAACTCATAAAGTTCTGTAGGGTGAGTGTGTCGAACATTAATATCATTGATTACTTTCGGAGTCTGTGAATTTCCATATAAAACCGCCAGCGGTATGCTGTTCATTTCTACAACATCGACTAATTCCAGCTATTAGTATTCCTGTGTCGCGTTCTGCCTGTTTAATGGATGTGTGAGTCTTAATTAAATTGCCATCTGCTGCATATTGACCTACGGATTTTTTTGGCTTACCTGCTGTTCGTTTGTCTCTTAGTGTGAATGGTCTTCCGTGATGTACCCATATAAAACCACCTGCTGCTACTTGTGTTATTTGTCTTATGCTGTTTGATATTGACGACTGATCTATTCCGGTTATCTGAGCAGCTTGCGTGATTGTTGGATACGTGCATACAAAATCCCCCGATGGTAGATAACAATCAATTTGCTGAGCATTGCTGTTCGCCGCCAACACAAAGCCAGGAAACACGTTTGTATACGACCAAACAAATCCTCCAGCTGTTTTATATTTGCCCTTGCAACACCATACAATATTCCCAGCACTACATGCAACATCTTTTGCTGCTTCTTTAATACTAAGAAACGTATGCTTTAGTTCTCCACTGGTGCTAAACGCATATACAGGTCGTTTGCGGGTGTCTGTTGCACATTTGTTTTGTTCAGCTACTAAATTAGTTAGTGTTCCACCATATGCTAAACGGCCAAACTGTTGTATTAGTTCAGTTTCCAGTTGTAGTGCCTCATCTTCTGTGAGATTGTCGGCAATGATAGCGATGTTGACCTCATCACCACGAGCTAGTATTTTGTTGATGTACGCGCAGTTAAGTTTGTTGGTTTGTTCGGATGTTGGTTTGCTGGCCTCCAGCATATGATATTGCGGTCTTCTGTATTTGTCAGTATAGTTATTTGCGTGTGTGCCTTTCCCAACATAAAACGGAACACCGGCATCGCTCAACATATAGACATATCTATCCATCATAATTCCCTATTTTGGTATAATTATTTATGATTGGTGGCGATATTTTGGATAAATTCGATAATCAATTTATTGTCAATCTTTGATACTGTTCAATAAGGATCTTGCTATCGAAGTGCTCACTGTCAATGTTCGCAAGCATATGAACTACCAGTTCATCAACACTCTTCAGTTCAATGTCAGGAATCTCATCCAACGTTTCATCCTGTTCTTGCGTAAGGGTTGCAGCTATCTCACTGGATTCTTCGAGATTGAATTCACGCAACTGAAAAGTTTCCATGAAACGCTGACGGATCTGCATACTTTCTTCGAAAGTAATAGGAACGTCAACCACACATTTAACTCGGGCTTCGTTGTACATAGGAGCAGTGCCATCGAGGATAGCTGATAGTGTGGTCTTGACAAACTTGGGGCAGTCACCCCAGTCAATAAATTCGATTTTGTTTGATTTATGGTCATAAACCATCATTCCACGTTCATTGTCATCTGCATCAGAAAAGTTCGTTGGGAATGTATTGCCGATATACACAACGTTTTTGTCGATTTGACGCTTATGGAAGTGTCCAGCAAATATACGCTTTGGACCAGCAAAGTCATCTGCATTTGGGCCGGTTGGCATTTTCATACCAGTTCCAGTAACTTGGAAGCCCTGAAACTCAAAGTGCCCCCACCATGTAGCAAGATGCAAATATTGTGTCAATGAATTGTACTCGTCGTGGAATAGGAATGGGCTAAGTAGTGCACCGCTCACACCCAACTCAGGAACAATGACAGGCTCGCTGATCACAATGAAATTGTCGAATTCGTGGAAGTTGACAGTCGAGAATACATCACGCGAGTTGCGATTGTATAGGTCGTGGTTACCGATGATAAAATACACAGGAAGACCTAGAGCATTCAACTTCTTTGCACCTTCGTATGAATAGTGCATTGTCAGGATGTTGAGTGTGGCGCGGTTCTCAAACCAGTCACCAAGAAAGACAATAGAGTCAATTGACGGGTCTTGTTTAACTTGCTCACAAAACCAGTCAACGAACTTCAAGCAATCGAGATTGTGCTGCTCGCTATTGCCTCGCGCACCCCAGTGGATATCTGTAAAACCCGCGGTTTTAGTGAGTTTCTTTGTATTTTGAGCCAATTTGTGTCTCCTGTCATAAATACACCCAGGTACTTATGGAGATTCTTCTTATGTTAAATTATTACACGTACGTTCTCATAGATCCGAGAACTAGTCAACCATTTTATGTGGGTAAAGGAAAAAATCGTCGAATGTACGATCACTGGAAACATAGACGAGCAAAACAAGTTAAAAATTGGAGACTCAAGCAATTTCTATGTGAGTTAGATAAATTGAACCTACGACCAGTTTACAACAAAGTTATAGACAATGTTTCGAACGAAATTGCATTGCAAAAAGAAATAGAGTTGGTAGTTCAGTATGGGAGATTGGATATTGGTACGGGGTGGTTGTGTAATTTGACAGATGGTGGTGAATCAGGAGCTTCAAGTTGGTCTCCTGCTACAAGAAAAGCAAGAAGCGATCACGAAACAGCTAAACAGAAGGGGAAATCAGTGTCTCAATACACTCTTGATGGAACTCTGGTTGCAACGTTTTCGTCTGCTAAAGTAGCTTCGGAAAAAGTACCTGGAGCAAATCGTAGTTATATTACTCAGTGTTGCAAAAAGAAGAGAGTGTCAGCAGGTGGATTTATGTGGGGATATACTGAAGATGCTCCTCCAGTATATCACCATGCTCGATGTCCAACTATTCAGCAGTACACGAAGGAAGGATTGTTGTTGGCAACTTTTGTCAACTCTGCCGAAGCTGCCAAATCTATAGGAACAAATGCCAGACTTATCCGTGGTGCTTGTGTTGGTATAACAAAAACTCATCACGGATTTGTGTGGAAATATGCTTAGGCTGCTGCTTCATCTTGCTTGTCCTCAACAGCAAACTCTTCTTCCAGTTCAATCGAATTGTCTATGATTTCGCCCGTATCATCACGCTCAATAGGGCTATCAAACTGTGTTTCGATTTTCTTGAGTATGTTAGCAGCTTCTTTAGCTGCATCAAAGTCTTGTTCATCGTCCACATATGCTTCGGCACGTTCATTGTCGGTAAATGCATATGATGGGTTAAGACCTTGGCCAAGTAGGAGTTCATCGCGAACAATGCGTTGGCGACGTTCTTGGTTGAGGTACTGAATAAATGAGTTCTTGATGCACTGCGTGAAGAATGCAAAAGGATTGTTGCTTTTTGCGGGATCGAAGCCGTTCCAGGTACGAACAAGCATCATAAGAGCATAGCTACGCATATCGTCAATGTATGTGTAATTGACGAAGTTGCCTTTCTTCGAATATCGTTCTGTGAGAAGCATGAGAGCACGAGCTAGCTCGTCGGTCATTTTCCCCTGTTCTTTTGATTTCAGAACATGCTCCATGAGGGTTTTGTTGCTCAAATATGCTTTTGGTTTTGGTGTTACAGGTGTGACGTGTTCGGGTGTGGTCATGGTATACCTTTGTTTTTGTTATTATTTTTGTATACACAGGAGTGTAATGCGCAACCTTCTTTGAGGTTTACACTTCATTATAGTGAGATTTTTCTTGAATGTCAACGCTATAAATATTGTAAAACGAGCCTCAAGAACGAGGATCTATTTATGGAATAAGCGATGGCAACCAATACAACTACAACTAGTCAAGAAAACAACTATAAAGTTCGTTTGATATCCGTAGCATCTGTTGTGGCCGGAAAACTGACTAATAACCCTGATCAAGTGGTGTTTAATGTTACCCCAGCCTTCCAAGAAACAGGTGGTGTTGAGTACGCAACAGTTCAACCTGTGCATTTGCCTGGTGGTATTCAGGTATATAAGAAGACAAGCTCACGTACATTCACCATTGGTGCCAAGTTTATATCACGTACGGTAGCAGAAGCCACACTTAATATGCAGTATCTGCAAACACTCAGATCGTGGCGTATGCCGTATTTTGGATCGTCAAGTACACTAGCCGATTCGACCAACAGAGTTAAATCGCAGACTGACCAATCAAGTACCAAAGTGAGTGCCGAACAACAATCAGCAAATGCGGTTAAACGAGCCAATGACGGTCAAATTGAATTGTTGGGTGCTCCGCCAAATATACTATATCTGTATGCGTACTCTACTGGTGCTAATGACACAAGACAACACGCATATGGTGTTAACATCAACAGAGTTCCAGTGGTATTAACGGAATTGAGCATTACCTATCCAGAAGATGTAGATTATCTTCCAGTTAATACGGATTTTGGTGGTGATTTTATTGCTGTGTCTCCAACATTCTCTGAGCCATTCCCCATCAAAATGGACGTGTCAATCACATTACTTGAAACACACTCACCTCTTGATTATGAAAAGTTCAGCTTAATGAGTTATAAAACCGGTCAACTAACCAACTTCTAAGGATAGCTATGGCAACCAGATCAGATCAGCAACAATATAGTAGGTATTCTGTTGGTGGAACAACAACCATTAATGGTAATAACATTGCTTGGTGGGAGCGCAACACATTTGCGACCTCGCCCGATGATGTACCTATCACAATAGTACGTAAGTATTCTCGTCGTCCCGAACTTATGGCTTTTGATGTTTATGGCCGCGCATCACTGCAGTGGTTTATTCTTCAGTACAACAACATACTCGACGTAAACACAGAATTTGTTGAAGGTACCACGATTATGCTACCAACACGTGTCCGTCTATTCACTACCCTATTGACCCGTTCTCCAACGATCAAGCAGGTATAAATACACAAATACCATAAAGAATATACGCATGTCAAACCCAGCAAACCCACTAACGAAGTATCGTTCATATAGCTACCATCACATCTTAGCTATTTGTGACAGCACAACTACGGCAACTGCACTCGCTGGAAGCACAGATTTGGATGTTTGGAAACATCCAAACCCAGTTGACCAATTAGGCAGATTTGCACCTAAAGATCTACCAGGGCTTGATAAAAGTTACTGTATTCTAGTCAACGGTATGACTGATGCTGCCTTTGTTATAACCCATGCATCCTGGTATTCCTCAACTGCTGCTGATGCAGTCCACGGTGATAGATCTACATCTCTTGCAGTGGAAGGTACTCTACGTATTTCAGAACCTAAAGGTGTGGTATTTCTTGATCAAGTCATAACATGCTGCAACAGTTTAGGAATTGACGCAGCACAGGCAGTATTTGTGCTTAAAACATTCTTCATTGGTTATGCGCACGATGCAGACAATGGTGACTATGTTGGTTACATAAATGACATTACACCTATTCAGTTTATTGTGTATGACGTAAACGGCTCTTTCACAGAGCAGGGTGGTGAGTATGTGATGGATTTTGTAGCGTGCCAAAATGGTGCTTCGCGTATGCCACAGTACAGCAAAGCCGCTGCTGCATTAAACGTCACTGCTGGTGCAAACTTACAGCAGACATTCAAGAATCTCGAAAAGAACATAAACGCTAACTACAATACGTACTTCAACTGTGTATCTAAAACCATCAAAGAAGCGGTTCGCGCTGCTGGTGGAGATGCAGATGAAATTGATAGAGCACTTGCAAGAGTAAATTACGTTGTGGACGTAGGTGGTGCCTACGCATCTCGACCAAACGAATACAAAGTAACAAACCAACCATCCACATACAAAGACCAGTATGGCTGTGATCAACCAGTAAAATTTACAATACAGCCAAACACAAGTATTGAAACTGCAATACAGGAAATTATGGCACATTGTCCTTCTGTTCTGCGCGATGCGGCAAAAGGCGATCCACAGGAAAACAATGTAAAGTATGAATACAAAATTCATACGTCGCTGATAACCAAACCAATAACTGGAACTAACCCACGACAGTATGAATATACTGTCAGATACTACGTTGATCGGTTTATGCGCCCAGCATCGTCAGCTCTCGACTTCGATAATTACGATGGCAGTAACGCAAAGGGTACGAAACACATTGCAGAAAACACAATAGAATTTGACTACATATACACAGGAAAGAATATTGATATTCTTGAGTTCGACATGAAAGTCAATATGGGTATGGCTTATCTACAAACAGCTACTACGTCAAGTGCATTTAGTAGTGCACTGAATAGATCACCTGCAGCCGTTACGGTTCCATCGCAGCAATCTGCCGCCGCAAAATTTGCTGGACAGGGGGATAAAGGCAAGTCGACACCACAAGGGGTATTACCTCGCGTTCCGATCCTATTTGGTTCAGAAATTAAGCTGCCATCGGCTAGAAACTCTAACGAACCAAACAACTCGGTACAAGCTGCTTATACACTAGCAAAGCACGCATCATTAGAAATTATGGATGCAAAGATGAAAATCATCGGTAACCCTGCATTGCTTGGGTCAGTAAACAAGACTACATCTCCAGATACATACGATCAGAACAAATTGGAGAATACGGACACTACTGTGACGTCTCTGGATGCAGTTTACAGAAACTGGAACTTTAGCCCAGCATTTGCGAAAGTTAGAGTCATGATGCCTCGCAATAATGATGATATAGCACTTATGACAGGTGGTGGAGATACGTCTGCTAGCAGTGATTATGCGGTAGACTTCTGGTATAACGGATACTACTATGTGTGCGCAATTCAACACGAATTTAGCGAAGGCGAATTCACACAAACATTGGAAATGATTGGTGTCCCACAAAAAGATATTTTCCAATCTGCACAAGGCAACAAGAAAAATCCAAAAGAACTGACATTTACTGGCACTGTGGACGAATGTTACAATGCGGCTTCAGGATGCGGAGCACAAACAAGTCAACCAGGCACAAAAGATACAGGTAAGAAACGTGTTGCCAAAGCAACTAACTGCAACGACGTTCAGGATGCACAACAGAAGAATAAAAAGCCTGACTGCAATCCTGAGAAGACGAAAAAATAAGGAATAACATATGCCATTGAAGACTAGACAGAAAGCAATTTTCCATGCTGGCTTTCCACAAAAATCAACTGTTGAGACTATAACTATAGGAACAGTTGTTGACACCAACGACCCTCAGCAAATAGGCCGCCTGAAGATTGTATGCCCACACTGGGGTGATTCCTTTGACCACGCGATAGATGATCTGCCTTGGGCAACATATATGTCTCCTTTTGGCGGGCAGTTAACAGTAGGTCCACGTGGTCCAGGTGACGATACATCAGAGGGTGGAACAGCATACGGAATGTGGGCAATTCCGAAGATTGGCGCACAGGCAGTGGTAATGTGCGTGGATGGTGACCCTCGTATGCGCATATACATGGGCTGTGTGTATACACCAATGACAAACCATACAATGCCACATGGTCGCTTCATGTACGATAGCCACCCAGAATTACCTACAACCGGTGTTCCACATCCTTTTGGACCTGTAACGTCTCGCGAGCAACCTATCGCACCACTGTACGACAATTTACATACGGCATTCGGTAATACGAGCGAACCAAACTATGAATTTAGAACACGTGGTGCTGATTATACTGTAGCAGGTGTTCGTGTAGATGCGTTGGTATATACCAACAGTAATGTACAGGATGATCTCAATATAACATTCGACGGATGGACAAGTACACAAGGCTACGGTATTAACCGTGCTGATCCAGATGCAACATCGACCTTCACGGATAAGAACTACGATTCTACCGTGTATGCTATAACAACACCTGGATTCCATTCGTTATCTATGGATGATCGTCAGGAAAATTGCCGTGTCCGATTCCGTACTGCAGCAGGTCACCAAATCATCATGGATGACACCAACGAGCGTGTCTATATTGCAACAGCTAAAGGCAATAACTGGATTGAAATGGACCAAAATGGTAACATTGATATTTTCACAACAGGAAAAATCAGTGCAAGATCCAAGCAAGATATTAACTTCACATCAGATCAAACAATTCGTTTCTGGGGTGGACAAGGCATTCATATGTATTCAGCAACTGGTGATATCCGATTTGAAGCGCCTGCCGGCAACGTAAGTGTACGAGGCCAAAATATTAGTGCTAATGCTAGCGGCTCGGCAAATATTGCTGGTCAAAACATAAACCTAAATGCATCATCAGCTGCAAACATTTCAGGTTCATCTGTTGACGTCCATTCAGCCAATAGTCTTAAACTAACGGCAGCATCTGGCGGCGTAGAGCTGTACGGAAGTACACACGTCAACTCGACTGCAGGAAGTTCAAACTTGACGATTATGGCTGGAACGATGACTCTTGACGCTCCATTAGTAAACGTTGGTGGCGCCGTTGCCTTGGTTGCAAACGTACCTGGCACACCAGCTCAGCAAGCTGCATCTGCTCAACCGCCAACCGATCAGCCAGCCATGTGGACAAACAAAGTCCCTGACCATGAACCATATGCTCGCGTGATGACAAGCGGTGATTTTAGCCATACACCAGAGTTTACATATACTGACCCACAAGTTGGTAAGAGTGAGCGTGGTGCAACGATTACGCGTGGCAAATATTGGCGCAGATAAATCGGGGCAACTAGATATAAATACCGCATCCACTACAAAACGAGAAATACATGGCTAATGGGCTTTATAATGGTTACTCATCGCATGAATATCAGGCTAAAAAGACCTTTAGCGTAACTGATATTGATGCTGTTCGACTGGATCTGCTCAACCATATATTCACAAGAAAAGGTGAGCGTGTGATGATGCCAAACTTTGGCACACGCATTCCGGATATAGCGTTTGAACCACTCGATCAGTTCACGCTATCCATAGTGGAAGAAGACCTTCGAGCTGTTGTTGCATTTGATCCACGAGTGCACCTAGTCGCTTTGTCGGTAGTACCAAACTACGACACAAACTCTATTACTGCTAGCATTACGCTATTATATGTGGAACTGAATATGCAAAATACAATCAACCTTAACATCGACACTGGCGCGGCACAATAAATCCGTTAAACCGAAATAAAATCACTCTCCCACATAGTTACAAGATTATATCCTAATGCTAGTATTAACTGCTCTCTGTGGATTGTATCAACATATAACTCACCCATTGTTTTATGTTTTTGAGTATTGTATGTTGCGGAATTAAACACACGAGGATTCCCGTGCCAATAGTCACCATAAAATTCATATATTGTGTTTGTATCTTTGCAGTAACCGTCGCCGGATAATTTAGATTTTGGAATTTTGTATTCGCCTCCATTTAACGCATGCTGTATATGAATATTGTGGGATTTCATAATAGACGATAGCCAATTAATACATTTAGCGGATTGTGGGCACCAAGTACGCACCGGAATATTAGCGGCAGCAAGATAGTTAAGTACGGTGGTGCGCTCCACTCCTATTTCATCGGCAATTTGTTCTGCTGACTTTAATAGACCAATATACTGCTCGGTTAACCAATTTTGATCTGTCAGTAAGGGCAAAATACCCACCATATGTTTTTGTTTTGGCGAAGGCACACCATACTTACTCATATTGTGGTCTATGCGCTTAGATAGTATAGCTGGTGATTGCATAGGATGTGCAACTCCATGAGCCTTTAACATCGCTTTTTCTCTATTCGCTTTCCATTCGATTGATGTAGTAACTTCGTCAACCCCGTACCGCTCCAAGTTGGTAGCACGCCGTTTGTTGTTTGATTCTGCAGACAGAGGTTTTTGCCCCTGGCCATATCGTTTCAAGTTTGTTGTATGTCTTTTTGCTATAGCACAAACAGGACAACCGGTTTTGCTGAATAAATGAAGATATGGAGCCTGCAAAAAAGCACCATGGATCTTACATATAATTGTGATTTTTGTTTTGTTATTGGTGTAAACTACAGATGAGTAGTCATACTCATCTCCGTGAATTTGTTGAGCTTCTGATATAAAGAGTTCAGTTGTTTTCTTCATGTTGTTGTCATAAATAACAAATATAGTATTTATGAGGGAGAATGTTTTGTCTAGACTAGTTTCGCGTGCAGAAAGCTGGGAATCAGCCTATACCGCCTTCCAAAATATCAACTTTGCTGCCTTTGACTACAACACAGTTAAGCAGAGTATTCTTGACTACATCAAACTGTACTTTCCAGAAACATTCAACGATTTTATCGAATCGTCAGAATTCATTGCAATTGTTGAAACCTTTGCATATCTTGCGGAGTTGATGGCGTACCGTCTTGATGTTACAGCGCACGAAAACTTCATTTCCACCGCTCAGCGCAAAGAATCAGTTCTTCGCTTGGCAAAGTTCATTTCATACAAAGCATCGCGTCCATTGCCAGCTCGTGGTTTGGTAAAGATCACGTCTGTTGCAACTACTGAAACGTTGATTGATGCTGCCGGAAACAATCTAGCAAATAGAACTATTCGCTGGAATGACTTGAGCAACACCAACTGGAAAAACCAGTTCATTCTTGTAATGAATAGAGTGTTGCAGCAAGAATTTGGTACTGTATTACCAAGTGATCGCTTCCAAATTCAAGACGTACTCTTTGAACTTTACGCCATAAACAGAATTCCAAATGCTACAGGTGTTTTCTCTTACAGCGCTGTAGCAAACGGTCAAACACTACCAATGGAACTTGTATCTGTGGGTACAGATGCTGACTTCGGCATTATTGAACGTCGTCCAACCAATAACTCAGATTTTACTTTACTGTATGGTCAAGATGGTCTGGGTGATGCTTCTGATACTACAGGTTTCTTCTGCTATACTAAGCAAGGCACACTGCAAAAATTCAATACAACATTCGATGGTGTGACACCTAACCAGGCTTACATCATTCCTGCATCTAACGTAAACGATATTGACGTTTGGGTCAACAATGTAGATCCTGTAACTGGTGTAGTTATGGACGTTGCTACCACACTTCCTTATAGACCAGAAACAACATCTGGTAAGTCAGGTGAGTGGGTTGAGGTTGACTTAGCACATGCTCAGAACGTCATCTTTAACACAAACCCAAAACGTAACAAATATGAGCTCGAAACGCTGGTGAACAACCAGGTTCGTGTAATATTTGGCGATGGTGAATTTGCAGACGTTCCAGCAGGCTCGTTCGATATTTGGGCTAGATCATCCGTCGATCAAGACGTAGTAGTTCCACAAACATCTGTAGTGGACACGCAGTCTTCCTTTACCTATGTTGATGCACTAGGTCGTACGCAGACGTTTACTTTCACATTTACGCTGATCAGCTCGCTACAAAACGCATCGTCATCCGAAACTATTGAACACATTCGTGCAAATGCACCAGCTGTGTACTACACACAGAACCGTATGGTTAACGGTGAAGACTACAACAGCTTTATGTTGCAGGATTCGTCAATTCTAAAACTGCGCGCTATCAATAGAACATTTGCGGGTGACTCAAAGTACATCACTTGGCACGATACAAGCGGTACGTACGAAAACATAAAAATCTACGGCGATGATGGTATGGTGTACTTGCAAAATATATCAGCATCTACCGCAACACCTGTCATTGATACGGATACGTTAATTGGCACATACATTGAGCCACTACTCACATCAACAGACATCTACATTCGTTTGTTGATTGCTGGCGTATCGGCAAGTTCGTATCGTCGTACATTCTCTCAAACAGAAAAGAATGGAATAGCGACAGCATTGACAACATCTGCATTACCAGCGCAGATAGCACTTTATTACAATACTACAACACTTGACTGGCATGCGGTAACAGTTAGTGCAGGGCCGACCACCTTACCAGGTTGGCCAACACAATTTATTACTACGTCGCTGATTACAGTATCACAACAATCAAGCTTTGCTACTAGCTATATTGTTACGCGCAATGCCCTACGTATAGTGTTTCAAAGCCCAACCACAGCATTCTGGAATACGAACAACGGTAACCGTGTAATCGAATATAGCACATTGAATTCCGACTATGACTTAGTCAATATTCTGCAAGCTAACGTCAACTACAACAAAAACGGTATCCTGCAGCAAACATGGCAATATTATGTACTTGGTCAAGAAAATATCATAGCTGGTCCTAACATGGGATTGGCTGATACATCCAGAGTATCAATTTTGCCCGCGGATACATCAAGTACAGGTATTCCACCAGGGCTGAATATTAATGATGCAGTCCTACACGATGGTCTAGCAGACTTCATAGAACCAAAATACTATGTTGATATTTCAAACACAATCACATATCCTAACCCAATGCCAGTTGGTGGCGTACAGCTTCCTGTCCTGCCAATTCTATACACGGTAGGTTCAGGTGATATTCAAATTTTGAGCGGTGATCCTGCAGCAACAGCGCTGAATAGCACACCACCAACATGGCAAGAAGACCAAACACAAACAGTATCTAACCGTATTACATTGCTCACAAAAGGAACGGATTCTCATGGAAATCCAAATACCTCACTGCTGATCAAAGTAAACGAATACGTGTATTTTACGCGTCCAACGATTGCTGATGACTGGTCTCCTGCTGCAACAACACCAGAATCTATCAACTCTTACGTGTACGATCAATCTATTAGTGCAGGTCTGTGGGTACGTTATCAAGGCACGAGTAGCTTGAATTTCTCGTGGTTCCACAACAGTCCTAGATACTATTTGGTAGATCCATCACCATCCAACATTAATGACGTATTTGTGATTACCAAAGGTTACTACTTGCTGTTGAAGAGCTGGCTAGAGAACCCACAAATAACACAACCAGTGGCTCCAACACCATTGGATCTGCGCACAGCATATGCGTATTTGTTGAACAACAAAATGATTTCCGATGAAGCTGTTTTGCACGCTGGTAAGTTCAAGTTATTGTTTGGAACAAAAGCCGACTCAGCACTTCAGGCTAGGTTTAAAGTGATTCGTTCGCAGCAACAATTATTGACCGATAACCAGATCAAAACAATCATTGTTACCACTGTTCGTAACTTCTTCGACATCACGCGTTGGGAATTTGGCGAAACATTCTACTTCACGGAACTGGCTGCAGCTATCCATACAGCTTTGCCAGTCGATATTAGTTCTGTTGTGTTGGTGCCCACACTACCGCAAAACCTATTTGGTAGCATGTTCCAGGTTATTGCGGCAGAAGATGAGATCTTCTACCCTGATATTACTGTGGATGATATTGAGATTGTAACGGGTTATACCTCAACAAACCTCCGTCAAGCAGCTTAAAAACGCTATTTTTTATTCGATGGACCCTCTTATAAATATTTGCATATTATAAGAGGGCCGAATAAGTGTCAAAATATTCTGATCACAACGAACCACAGTTCGATATTAACGGACTGCTACCTGAAGTCTATCAGTCAGATGTAAACCAAAGTGTATTCAGCACAGCGTTTAACCGTCATTTGACGAAGGACGACACACAACGTGTCGCAGGTTTTATTGGTGCTCCTAATCCGGCTGCTCTCGTTGACCGTCAGATAAAAGAACCAACCCCACATCGTCAAGGATACCAACTTGCACCAACTGCATATACTAAAGTTGGTACTACAGAAAAGGCTTTGTCGTTCAAAGCTTTCGAAAAGCAGTTGCAGCTGATGGGTGTAGATCTCACTCAATATCCTGATTGGGGCAATACACTTCAATTTAACTGGGTTCCACCTGTCAACATTGACATGCTTGTGAACTTCTCAGACTATTTCTGGCAGCCTCCACAAACAACATCATCGACAACTGCAGCACTGATGGAAGCACCTCAGTACTTTACGATTGAGAATCGTTGTTTAAAGGCTAAGCACAAGGTAGACGCTTTCCAAACCGTCCTTAACACACGTGGATCTGTCTTTGCGATAACTCAAGTAAACGTAGCCAGTAATTCATTCGTAATCAGTGGTAAGTTGAATGACTTGTTTGTGACAGGTATTACCTTCTTTACGACTGGTAGTTCTTCGCCAAACTTCCAAAACAGATATTGGACAGTGTCATCTGCATCTTTTGATGCCGTGCTCAACCTAACTACCATCGTAGTGTTGGAGCCAATAGCAATGAAGGGTGCTACGCCACCTGCTGCTTCATTTGTGGGTCAGTGGTGGTTTGACTCTTCTACAAACACGCTAAAGGCTTGGAACGGCACAGCATATGTTGCCACATCTAGCGTTATTACTGCAAATATTTCATTGCTTGAACTGCTGAGTGTGTATGAAGCACAGCAGAACTGCGCATGTTCCGAGAGTTTGGGATGGGATATTAGCCAATGGGACGATAACCAAATTGGTGCAGTGATTTGGGATAGTTTGTTGCTGTCCAACATTTCATTTCCAACAGAACAAGACTGGAAGAACAACGCAGCTTTGCTAACATTGCAGCTGCCGTTGCCTCCTAATAGCCCATATGCTGGGTTTGGATTGCCATGGATTACATCACTTGGTATTCCTCAAAACTTTGTATTGTGGTATAATACTACCAACGATACGCTATACCAAAGCATTAACGATGGTATTAATCCACAATTTTGGAATGCTGTTGCCGTCAACTTCTCTGCGGTAATTGCACTTACTACAGGCACAGCTTTTTGGGATTACGATACCAGCTGCGTACCGCAAACAGCAAACCAGTGGTCCACACAAAATAACTGGGTACATAAGTCCCAAGTAAGTTCATTCTCCAGTGTGCATCGCGCTCAGCTACCAATTTTTGAATACGACTCAGCTCTTGAGCTTAATGAGTGGGTATCCGACATTTATGGTTGGAAATACCGTGCCAATACCAGTGATGCTTTTACTGCTGTAACCACTCAGCCATCGAGATTTGAGCTTGACCCAATCAAAGGATACGAAGCAGTCAACAAAAATGGTATCTGGTACTTGTACTTGTTTGATAAGTCTCCAAATGCAACGATTGAACGCGATATCGACTATACAGGCACGTTTGTCCCAGGTTATACATTTAGAGTGGTGGATAACACAACCATATCCGACACATACATCGTTCAATCTGCTGAATACCGCGAAACAAATGCATCTGATCCTGTGCAGGTACAATCGCTGTACATGGTGACAATCATCACGTTGGCAGAGTCTAAATTTGTATCTCCTACAGTAGGTGGTGGTCCAAATGATGTTCGTCTTGAGCCTACAGTTACATCGCAAGGTAACCCATGGCGTGGTTACCACTTACACTGGATGATGGATACATCAACATTAACTACAACTCCAACTTCATCGCAGAGCTGGAACTTGTATCGTCGTCGCAGTCTCGAAGCATCTATTACACCAACAGCAACAGCTCAAGGCACTCTGTTTGTTGGGCAAGCACATCAAGAACTAACTGTAACTGTTGCAAACGTACAGACAATTACTCTTGACCCAACGTTGGTGTTCAACCCACTTGTGCCTAATTTGTACGCTCTAGCGGGTGGACAAGATCTACGCGTTTACGTGAATAATGTGCGTCAATACGGCAATTATACAGAAATTACAGCTACAGGCACACCAAGCTATACAGTTATTGGTCATAACACATATACAAACATCACATTCCAGTATGTAACTGGTATTACGTTTAGTGCACCATTAAACGTTTTTGACATCGTGCGTATTGAAGTAGGCCCTGCTGCGTTTAGTGATATGGGTATGAGCACTGTTCCTGTACGAACAATCGAAGATGAAGTAGCGTTTGCTAACGCAGTAGTAGCTGGAACGCAGCCTGTGTACATGTCGAGGTCTACATACAGACAAGTCGAACAAAATAAATCAAAAATCAACCAATACCCACTATTTAACGTGTATGACGTTGTTACTGGTGCAGTTGTAAATGCTGCAAGTTTGTTTGCTTTTGCTGAAAGCCCAGCATATCCTATTAGCCCAATTGTACAACGCCGTATTGTTGAAATTACATCAGGCAAAGAGTATCAATTTACACAAACTCTAGTTGACGTTGACAACGGTATACTCTACGGATATAGAGATACCACAACAGTATCAGCAGCCAGCATTACACCAACAATATGGTGGTATAACCCTGCAACCAATTTACTGCAGGGTTGGGACGGTAAAGCCTGGACGGCTCATCCATTGTTTAGCATTAGTGGTACGTATGCAGTACGTGTTCCAGTCGTAAGCAGCACTGAACCCGCTAGCATTTTGACTGTTCAGTCAGCACTATGGTATAATCCAACATCTAATAGATTGTTCAGCCGCAATATTAACACATACCCAGCATCGTGGGTTGAAATTCCTGGTGTGATTGCAGGTGCAGACCCATCGCTACGTACAGTGTGGAAGCATGGTCTCCACAACGAACAAGTTGTTCCAGGGTATGTTGATGCTAACCTGCAACCAGTTGCCGTAGGTAGTGCATCTGGTGATTGGCAACTTCCAGATCAGTGGAAGCTCAATCCTGAACACAAAAACCACAAGAATATTCTGTTCTCGGAGTTGGTTACACACTTCGGTACAATTCTAAAGCAACAACCACCAATTCCTGGATTGTTGGGTGGTGGTATGTTTACGTTAACACAAGATCAATTTAACTATGGTCTGGGTGGAACAATTAAAGAGCACAATGATAGCTTTGATACACTAATCTCGGCTGTTAACGTCGATAACGTAACACCGATTGGTGCTATTGAGTTTGCACAAAATGAATATGCAGGTGCAATATTGGATATTCGCAATTTGTTTAGCAAACTTGCAATTACTGCACTATCTCCATCCGATATCCCAAGTATTTTGAACATGTCGGCGGAATTTGCCAACGATGTAATCACTCAGTACAGCGCAAGTGAATTTGCAGCGCAAATATACGGTGATTCTAGCGCATACGATGCTGCAACTAAGACAGGTATCCAGAACTGGATTTCTACTGTTCCAATGTTTAACTTGGGCAAGAAATATGTTCCACACATTAACGTCTCAGGCGATTTTGTCGAAATATTCCACCACGATGGCCACAGATCGCAAGTTACTCTAACATCAGCTGAAGCGGATTACATATCTCGTCAGCTAGTTGCACAGGTTGATACACGTAGCGTGTTGGGAACTTTGGGCGTGTTGAGCACATCTGCTCCACCTTCAACTGTACCTGCATATGATGTAGTATTCAACGGTGGTAACGTGCTACTGCCTATCCTACCAGGAACATACTGGTATAATACAACTAGCCCAAGAACCCTATACAGACTTCAAGTTTACGTGGTTGCAAGCGTAGCTCCAACCTTCTACTTCAATGGTGTCGAGATTCCTAACGGTACAGTGTACTACGATACTACTGTCCAAGCTGTATTCCAGAAATCAGGATTAAGCTGGGTGCAAATTACAACCACAGGTGCTCAAAACATAGCACCATTATGGCAAGCAATCGACATGCGCATGTTGCTTGCAGACGTGCTGCTGGAAGTTGAACAAAGATTGTACAACGTAACTCCATCATTCACTAAGCCAGCATTTGATTACACTACTTTGCGGTATGACGTTGCAAGTCAAGCAGTGTTTGCTAAACAGTCTGAGGCAAGATTCAATGCATTTGTAAACGATCAAAACATAAAAGCACCTCTGACAAACACAACGTACAACGTAACAGATGCGTTTACGTGGAACTACGTATCGAGTATTATTCACACACCTCCACGCACAACACTAGCACCAGCAGCTTCTTCATGCTGGCAGGAAATGTATACTGATTGGTATGGTACACCATATCCACACCTCGAACCATGGTGCTTGCAAGGATACACCGACAAGCCTACGTGGTGGGATGGTTTATACCGTGATCCAACAAATACGCGTACGTGGACGGATGCAATGTGGAACAACATCTTCACAGGTACTGTTCCAGCAGGATATCCATATCCAAATGGTGTTGTCAGCACAGGCAGCACAGGTGTGCTTACTACGTATAACTACGTATCCGTCAACACAAGTAGTGTTACTCTTGGTGGTTATGCACCAGACCAAGTATTACCACCATACTTCAACGTTGACCAGATTTACAGCGGATCACAAACTATTGCGCAAGCATTCCCACGTGTTCGCTCGATGTTCACGCACTACTCGACGGAGATTGTATCGCCTGATGCCGACTATACTTTCGGCAGTGGTGGACCAACAGAATGGTTGTGGTCAACATCTATTCGTTTTGCTTATGACCAACCAATAATTGCGTTCTTGATGCAGCCACCTCGCTTCTTGCACGCTGCATTTGGACCTCAGTATACTATTGTGGATGGTTTGCAAGTTGAACTGGTGTATAAGCGTGTATTTGCGCACCAAAATACACTATTCCATGGTGACGTGTACAACACAAACCTAACGTACTATGTGCGTGGTTTGAACCAGTGGTATGTAAACTACAACAGACACACAGGATACGACACAAACACACAATTCAGAAGCTTGTGGACAAAGTGGGCACCACTATTAACATACCAATTTGCTGGTATTATTGACACGGAAACCTTTGAAATTTCGAACAGAAACTTCGCTGTTAATGATCAAGACTATAATATCATCTTGGCAAATAATGGTGTCATTAACGAAATGTGGGCTGACGCATTTGAAGTCAGCATTTTGTCAATACCTCCTTCCATCATTCAAGTTAATAACCAAAGTCTGTGGAAGTTGGAAGTTGCCAACTTGACGCCAATTCCACGTACTTTGAATTACTATGGCGTAAAATCCTATTCGTTTATCCCTGATATTACGACTGATACTATCCATTTGTTGCGTTACAAAGTTACAGAAGTTGTGCAATCACTGAAAACATTCTATGTATCTGGAAACCAGACTCATCGTTTCGGCCAGTCGCCACATATAACAGTAGTTTCAAGCGCACACAACAATGGTACATACACAATAAAGAATATTGTATATGATCCTGTTTCGGACAGCACTCGTGTTATTGTAAATGAGGCAATCCCACATCCAGCAGCTGATGGTTTCATTGATCTGGTTGACCTTGTTGTTTCGTGGGTCACTGGTGATGAAGTAGTAATTACATCGACACAAACACTCCCAGCACCTATTGTGGCTGATACTGCATACTATGTAATCAAACTGGCAAACAATACTTACAAATTGGCCGAAACGGTCAATGATGCTTACGCTAATATTCCTGTAGATCTCATATCTTTGGGTAATGGTCAATTAGCTGTAGCCCAAGTAGCATCGTCATTCTCTGTATTTGGAGGTGTTGGTAATTCCAAAGAAACATGGTACCATTTTGCACTTGATCTTACAGATCAGCAAAGCGTTAACCTGCCTTCTACATTCACTGGTATCCAGGAATTCATTAACTTCGTCGATGGTTATGCATACAACCAGCGCCAAAGTGGCTTGTTGGTTGGCACAAGCGAATCTGCAGAATTTGATCCAAATACTGGCAGAACAGTAGATTGGCAGCTTGAAGTTGAGCGTCTAATCGACTGGGCATATGGAATTCGTAACACCAGTATTGTGATCAACGACAAATATGCTATCACAGTAGATATCACAAACAATACAATGACTTTTGTGGATTCAACTACACCACAATGGGCTTCTGGTACTCAGGTTAAGTTTTCGACTGCAGGTATTTTGCCAGCCCCATTGTTGGCGGATTCTACTTACTTCGTGCAGCAAACTGGAACACCAGGTGTATTCCAGTTGTCCTACACTAGCCATATAATTGACGCTAATAGCTATGTAGCTTTACAGTCTGCAGGTAATGGAACAATATACGTGTCGTTGTACAACAGACAAAACGTATTCCCAGCATTTGAAGTAAACCCAACACGAAATGCTATGTGGGTTTCGACACCACAAGGTGTCTTGTCTAATGTGCTGGAAGGTCCGTACATTGATATTACAGCCCAACAGTTGGTATTTGACCAGTATGGACGTCCATTGCAACCTGATAAATTTACTGTTTATCGTGATGATAAGCGTAGCAAAGTTTCAATTCGTCCAGGAATTGTTAACGATCTCGAAAAAATATACCAAAATGATCCTTATCACTTCATCCACTTTGGTGGTGCACGCTTCTTCGTTGAAGGATATGAACATTTTGTTCTATTCAACGAGTATAGCGTGGGTGGAGACTTGATTTATGATTCGTTCATAGGTCTTAACGCCACACGTTTCAACGTGGATTATTTCGAGAAGAAGGACTATTCATTACGTCCAACATTGGGTGGTTACTTCTTGCACAACCAGCACTTTAAGCGCAACATGGAAGGTGCAGCGCAGGACATGAAGTTGATTTACGATGCATTAGGTTCTGAGGAAGCATCACCAGTATCGCAACGTTCGCATGCTTTAATCGGCTACCAGGGTCGTACTACAGCACTTGACTTATTGAACGTCAATGCAAAGTCGCAATTCTTGTTCTATCGTGGTATGCTGCCATCGAAGGGTTCTGTGAACTCAGTTGCCGCTTACATTAACTCTCGTCGATTTGTTGATGCTAAGATGGATGAATTCTGGGCTTGGAAACTTGCAGAATTTGGCGATGCTCGTACCAAAACATATCCTGAAATTAAGCTAGTTGCAACAGATGGTGCACTTGATGATATTCGCTTCCAGTTCCTGGCTAACTCTGAACTAGAAACAGACCCAGATGTTATGGTGGGTATCAATGAAGGCTTTGCACCAATTTCATTCCGTGATAGTGCTCGTTGGAATAACTATCCAGAACAGAAGAACGATATTGTATCACCACTATTCCTAGATGCAGAAATGTCAACTATGGCAGTGATCTTCTCTGGTGCAGTGCAACCAGAAGCTGATGACGTTGCAGCGAATAATCTGCAGTACTGGTACGATGGCGCTAACCTACATTCGTGGACAGGCACAGCTTGGAGTACTCCAGTAAGCGGCAAACTGCATGCGGCAAACGGTTCAATTTACTGGGTACATGACACCATTTGTGATGAAGTTCGCGTTATCCGTCATGACCTCGTAAATGGTAACTTTAATGACTATACTGCATTAACCTTCATTGAAGGTACAGGCGTTAACGAATACCACCGCGTAAACTCAGAGGTTGTACGCTTCCAGCCAACAGGCTTCCATGATATTATGATTATCTTCACGGTTAACCCTGCTAAGCGTGTAGTTAGCCCAGCTAAATTGGTGGATACAAAAGCAGCTACTGTTATTAGCAATATCCCAGTGTGGCATCCAGCAAAAGGTTATCACTATGATGTTGCGCAGCACAACGTAGATATTCAGGTATCAGCTGATCCAGCGAAGTATCAGATCACACTCAACCCTAACGATGTATCGCTACAAGCATGGAATGAACACGAAGCTGGTAAAGTATGGCTAGATACCTCTTACTTGGGATACCTGCCATACTACGATAACGTAGTAACGCCAGATGTTAACGATCGTTTGCATTCATGGGGTAAGTTAGCTCCATGGGCTGATACAAAAGTATATAAGTGGACAAAATCTACTACTGCACCGTCAGGATACGATGCGCTTGTGACTTCACAAGCTACTAACTCAGCTATCCTACAAAACGATAAGGCAACCGGTACACCTCGTAAAACAACATTTAGGCGTGCTAGAACAGCTATGACAGCAACGGTAAGTAACATTGCTGGTAATTTGTTCGTCGCAGCAGCAAATACTTTGGTTGAAGGCGATACGGTGGTATTCACTACAACTGGAACATTGCCAGGTGGTATTGTTGCCGCAACAAAATATGCAGCAACTAACGTATCTGGTCTTGGCTTCTACGTCAAAAATCTGACAACAAATACTCTAGTGCCTTACACTACGGCTGGAACAGGAACGCTAAAAGCTGTTCCATCGTTCAAGGCTACTAGCTGGGTAAGACAGATCCTGATTCGCGACAAGGTGTATGGAGCATTTGACGTTGCTGGCGCAACGCCAGTTCTACCACTGCGTAATCCAGCCTGGAATGCAGGTGACGTTGCTAATGTGTACAAGAATGGAGTATTGGTAGCATCTGGTCTGGTAACAAATGACGGTATTACACTATCTACAACTGGCACATCATTGACAGTTAGTGAGTCTGATATTGTTGATGTTGTACGTCCTTTGCATGTGCTTACAGCAGCAGAAACATCGTTTAATCCAGATGTGTCTGATGATGGAACTGTGCTTGTGCAATGGAAGCAGGATTATGAATACACAACCGTAACGGTAACTACTGGTAGCACCAGCAGCGGTTTGGTTCCTGTCCAATATTACTACTTCTGGGTTGAAAACTCCACAAACCGTAACGCAAATGACAATTCGAGCCTGTCTGTATTTGAGACTGCACAGCAGTTGAAAAATATGCCAGCTCCATACTTTGTGATGCAAAATCCAAAAGACGACCCACAGCTTGTCGAAACATACGGCTATGGTGTTGTTCAGTATGGTGCAACCTATAGCTTGGGTCAGTTGGCCGATCAGTTCTTGACGGTTCCAGTTCTGTACAGACAGTTGGTAATCCGCCGTATTTCGAACTACATTACCGAAGACAACCGATTCATCATGCGATTCACCCGTGACTTTACGTTGCGCGATGACATTCGTGCAAACGGTAGAGAAATGAACCTCAAGGAAAAACACGAGGAATGGTATTTGTTCCGTCGTCAACAGCCAAGCACAATTCCTCTGCAGTTGTGGAACCGCTTGGTGGAAGCTATGATTGGCTACACTCTGGCCGACTCAACTGTGCGCGTTCCATCGCTTGAGCGTGAACTGTACGACGCATCAAATGGCACAAATACGCGTTACGGTTTAGGTACGGATCAAGCCTTTGTTGACAAGAATTTGGCTGTTCCAACTATAATTGCATACCTACAGGATCCAGCAAATAACTTCTATCCTGTAAGTATTGATGACTTCTTTGCTGCATATTCCTTTGATACACCAGCAAATATTCAAGCCGCAATGCAGCAAATTTACAACACATTCCCAGCGGAACATGTAAACTCTATTTGGTTTAGCGCTCTGGCTGACGCTTTGACAACTAAACCTAAATATAAAGAGCTTATGAAAACCTCGTGGATCGCACTTCATGGTATTCGTGTTCTTGAAGTTGGAGGTTTGTTTGATGATTAATGGAGCATTGCAGTATGCCTAACATAATACAGTCGCTATTTCGCGTAGATCCTACAGATGGATTGGTGGAATACGTTAAAGCCGTAAAACCATACCACACCAAAATTTTGGATGTGCTGGTTGAATACGTCTATAAAGAAAACATCACCACTACAGTCACAGACAATTGGCTTTGGGCAATAGGTTTGTCTAATGCCCAGCGTGATTTGGTTCGTGAGTGCGGATGGGGCTGGAATTGGGATTTAGTGCCTACAGCAGATTCGATTCTAACATCTCGTATTATTAGTGCTCATACTGATACAACGCAGCAAAACTACTTCTTAGTTGAACCTGCAACATCTTCACAGGTTACATCAGATCAAATTGTTGGTGTTGTTACAGGTTCTAATGGTTCTTGGACGCTAGCTGGGAACGTCACTGCTCACTATTCAGACGATGAAGTATTTTCAGTAATGGGCAACGCCGATTCTGCATCAAACACAGTTTATACCGTATCAGGTGTTACATTCAATGGCACAAACACTGTTGTTAATGTACTGAATGGAATACCAGCATCTGCTACTGCATCTGGTACAGTGCCATTTTCAACACTCAAAGATTATGCGTTTATCGTAACTAGCGAAGTTGCGAGCCAACTTACGTTAGTTTCTCCATATACGATTTCAGCTGTTGACTCGGTTGCTCGCGCTTGGACAACATCATCTCCTATTGCAGAAACTTTGCATGCTGGAGATTTCATTTACGTAACGAACAACACTATTGCGTCGGGACAAGATAGCAACGGAAAATATACTGTTGTATCCACAGCTCCTGAATCGTCTGGTACAAAAGTATACGTACAAGAATATATTACACCATTGGTTATGGCTGATGGTACTTTGAGTGTGACACTAGCACCTGAGGCTTGTCCAAGTTGGCCTGTTGGAACAGCTATACAAGTTGGTCCTCGTCCAAACACAATTAGCACATTGCCGTCTCCTCTTAGTGCAACAGCACAGTATTTCTTCGAACCAACCGACAAAATAGGTACGTTTTCGATATCAACGAAGAGATATGCAATGGATTACACCGACTATGTACACGTAAGTAACGTAGGTGTTGGTGTTTTTATGATAGACCGTGTTGAGCAATATTTGCCAGGATCGTATGTCCACGTTGTATCATCTGTATCACAACCAAACAACCAAACATATGGCGTTGTTTCAACAGTACGCGACGGTAACAACTACCGTGTTTATGTAAGAGAACAGATTCCTGTTGCCACACCTGCAGGACTGCAGTTTGATGGTATCCTGACACAAAAACAACCAACCTCTCCAGGATACATGCCTATCTTTGGATGGGAAAGCCCAATATGTCCACCTGCTCAGAGTTCTGATCTGTTTACAGATACAGTAATTCGCGAGCGCTTTACGTTGGAATGGACTATTTCGCTGTCAGACTACATGACGTCATCCGTAGTAGAAAACAATGCACAAGGCTTCGATTACACAACAACAAGCATTGTTCCTGCAAATATTATCACACCAACTGGCATCGACACCCAGCCGTTCGATGTTGGAGGAATGTAATGGGTTTATCCTATGGTGCGGCAAGGATAGCATAAATATTCCATATTTTGAAAAAGGTATAGTATGTACAAAACAACAGATATCGTGCTTGCAGCATTTCTCAGACTGAATGGCTGCCAGATGACCGACATTGAAGTGCAAGGTTCGAAGGGAACATTTGTATTTGAAAATGTCGGAACTGATCTTATTGCAGCATATGATCTAGGAAAAGCACAGGTTGAACCAGTAGCGTTCAATAATGCCATCAAACAACTAACAACGTCTGTGCGCAGATTGATAAAATAACAGGGGATTTCAATGTCAGATTACACCACAAACATTCCATTGCAAGTCAAAGGTCACCTCAAGATTGTAGATGATCTGGGCAACGTATTGGTTGACCAAGATAACGCCATCCATCCTGCCAACATGGCAAGGGTCTTTGCCCGTGCGTTAGCAAACGAAAACAACTACTTCATTAACCGTATTGCTTTTGGTAATGGTGGTACCACTGTTGATGCAGCATTTAACATCACATATAAAACACCGAATGACGGTCAATATCCTGACGTTGCTTCGTGGGATAGCCGTATCTATCACGAAACATACTCTGAAATCGTCAATGCAGGTCAAGTTACACTTAACTCGCAGCTAGGCTATGACTTAGGTTCTGCCGATGCAAACACTGGTATTCGTCCAGGTGGTGGTGCTGTTCCTTCTGGTGATCCTACAGCAGTATTGCACGTATCTGGCCCAGGCGTGCGTAGTACCGAACTTGGTCTTATTTCGGAAGTTGTGATTTCGGCTGTGATTAACGGCAGTGAACCACTAAGTCAGTTCGTAACAGACTCCAACATCACAACCAACCTTGGCAATGCAACTGGCGACTTTATCTTTGATGAAGTTGGTTTGTATACTGCAGGTAAGCAAGCTATTGCATCGAACGGCTATCAGCAGGTAAACGTAGGTAACCGTGTATCTACGGACGACACAGGTCTTCTGCCAAATACTCAATATGCATTCACAATCTCTGTCAATGCCGGCACAAACATTCCAATCACCATTACGACACCAGCTGCTGGTGGTAGTGGTTCGGGTGGTCAGATTCTATACGGTGACTTGTGCCAAGCTATTAACACAGGTTCTGTTGCGTGGGGTATGACAGGTACTAACCCACTGCCAGGTGCTACAGTAACTATCACTGACTACACCAACGGTACATTCCCAACAATTGCCAACAAGATTACGTACGGTTTCCTGACGTATGAAAGCACAACACCTGGTGATGCATCTTCCGTATCATTGATTGATGGTGACTCGACACATCCAAATACACGTCATTTGTTTGCATCGTTGAACCCACCACTAGGTTCCACTATCATGACGGCTGTACAAGGTGTGGCGGCAGGCCTGCAAAATGCTCCATCATCACCAACAACCGAGCGTGAGCGTTTGCTGTCTCACTTGATCTTTAGCCCTGTGCTGAAGAGCGCAAACAGAACTCTGGCAATTACATATACGCTTGCTATTTCTGTGGCTAGAACACCAGGCTAAGACAAAAACAACACACAATAAAAAACCCGGCATTGCCGGGTTTTTTAATTTCTGCTGCTAGTTCAGATTACTGCTGGGCTGGTTCTGTTGGTGCAGCAACTGCAACACCTTGACCTGTAACCTGACCTGTACGTGGATCTACCACTTTGCCATTTGGAGACAATTGACGCACGAGCTGGTGGAAATAAGCAAGAGCATTCATACCATTTCCAAGAGTCTTCTGTGCCATTAGATCCCATAGAGCAAATGTTCCTGCGTTACGGTCGGTCAGAATACCTGCCAGACGGCGCTTGTCGATTTCGTCAAGATCGTTTGTCTTGAAGAACAATACGTTGCCGTATTCGTCACGACGCATCACTGCACATTCGTGTAGCATGCCATCGCCGTACAATTCTAACCATTCGATATGTGGATATTCTCTGGATTTTTGGCTTCTGTAAGTAACTTGCACGGTCATAATGTTTCTCCTTGTATTAGTTGATGATTACCGTGAAAATATTTACAACCACTAATTAGGGGGTGACCTATCGTTAATTCGATGTACAGATACTTGGCGTTACAATAGTGATGCCTACTGCTGCATTGGGATTGTTTTCCACAATACTGATATCATCACCAGTGCGATGAACCCCACTTCCACCAGGCATTGTAGCTTGTCCACCATGCAATGCTCTAAACGTATGTCCGCATGATGCTTGGCCGGTATCACCTATCAAAATAAGCGGAATTCCCGCAACAGTGCACTGACGGTTTGGAATAGCGATAGAGCCCCAAACACCCGTAAAACTTTCAGGTCCCTGGGTTAATGCATGATACAGCGGACACGTACCTTGAACAGTATCGCCAACGATTGCTAAGCCTTTTGCTGCCATAATTATTCTCCTTTTCTTCCTATTTATTTGAGCATTTACACTAAATAGAGGTACCTAATGAAAGGATATAATATGAACGACGCAGCAAGCGCTGTTGCCGCATCAGCAGTGACAGCAACACCTCACGTATCAATTCACGACTTTTGGTCGGCAGTTTCCGCCATTCCATTTAGCTCTGCCACATGGTTTGTGCTATTCACACTAGCATTCTTTATTTGGCTTTTTGCAAAAGCAAGTAGAGATCCAAAGAATCCAGTTGCTTGGGAAGACATGATTCTTGCCACGGAGACAGGCAAAGCATCTCCATACAAGATGGGTTATTTGGTAGGTGTGATTGTTGGTACTTGGATTGTGATTACGCTATCGGATGCAGGCAAACTAACATTCGATATTTTTGGTGAATATCTGACATTCTTGCTTGGTGGTGTAGGTGTCGCGGCAGCATTTAAGTCTAAGAAAGATGCAGATGATGCACCAACTCCAGCAGCTACAACACCAGCACCAGAATCTGAGGACGACCCTGCTAAGTAATTACTTACTTAGCAGCGGTAGGTACTGATCCATTTGTTCTTTGATTTTGTTCAGCTCGTGTTTACCAATGAATTGCAAGAAGTGAAACATTGAAAATTGACGCTTCTTGCTCATTCCTCGCTCAACGGTTTCGAAAATCTTAGCACGGATTTCAGGTGGTTGCTTCTCCAAGTCGATTAGCAATTGGTTTTCCTTGAAGATTGCTTCAACAGTAAACTCAGTGCTAGTTTCATTGGTCCATGATTCCTTCATGAATTGAACACGCTCGGCTGGATCTTCGTATGCTTTACGAATCCTCGTGGATTTAACACGTGGGAAAGCAGACTGTACGTTATCTGTAGGATCCCCACGAACACACTTTTGGAATACGTAGTATAGCGGATCATTGAAGTAATCTGCTAGAGATTGCTCCTTATCATCCTTTGGTGAAATCACTTTGACGTTGCGATAACGCGTAAGTTGCAGCAAGTCGCTATCTGCACTAATCACAATAATCTCGTTGCTTTCGTCCTCATAAATCTGAACAAACCCAGCAATCAAGTCATCAGCTTCTAACGAGTCTTCAGCCAGCGAAACGATGGTTGTATGGTTAGAGATCAGGTTTTCAAACTCACGCAGGTGGTTTTTGAAGCGAATAAACTTAGCTTCTTGTGCGGGAGTCATGTTCTGTCTACGGTTACCTTTGTATGGTTTCTTAGACAGACATTGTTCACTGGCAGTATAATCCTTCCTCCAGCTCGAACGATCGTAGCACATAATCGTGTTATGTGGTTTGTACTGCTTGAAGTATTTGTGCATAGTAACGAGAGCACTATGCATAGCTAAACCAGCTGCTGTTTCATCGTCCTCATTCTGGTTGGCGTAGTAGTTCCGGTACAGCAAATTGGAAACGTCTAAGATCAGATATTTCATTGAAAATCGCTTTCTTTACGACCATCTCGCATGTCGATAATCTTTAGTTCAAGTTGTGTTATTATGTCTTCGTACAGCATCGCAAGCCATTTTTGAACAAGGATCTCTTCGTCTCTGCCAGTATGGCCAGCTTCACGAAGATGTTGAATGAATGCTTCATTCCAGTCCATATCAACTTGCAAACCTTTTACAGGATCCAGCACGTCAGTGGTAAGATTGAACCACGGAGTAATTGACTTGTGTGGATCTTTTGCTTTGATTTCATCAAGCTCCGCCTGAGCTTCAGCAAAATCAGCTTGGACGGCAGCGAGTTCATCATTTGTACCTATCAGCAGATTAGTTGTAACTACCTGTTCAGCTTCCACCTGTTCAAGTTTTGCCTTTGTGGCCACCAGTTCTTGTTCTAGCGCTATTTTCTCTTTATTCCACCAATTTTTTGCTTTTGTAAACATCAGTCGTCATCCTCTTCATCACGCAGTGTGTATACTTCCAAATTGTTGAGCGTTGTTTTTAGAATACCACGAGGAGTCAGATAGAAGTTGACGTCAGTGTTATTCTTGAACAATGCTAACAGTCGCTTAATAGGGTACTTATGATTAAAATTCACGGGGTTACCATCATCTTCATCCAGACGATGAATCTTTTCGGCGAGCTTAAATGAGAATACGTCGCTGTTAATATCTTCCATTTGACACATTACACCTTCATCGTTCCCAATGAGATAGACATTGTCAGCAGCCATAGCTGCTTGTCCTTTTTGAATTAGTGTTATGGCGGAAGCCGACATTTCGATTTGGTAAGCAAGAGGCTCATTGATCTTTCTTGGGGCCCTCATCAGAGATGGGTTACCACAACGATAGTCGATTTTGATTCCAGGACCTTTAAACGTCAGTGAGCGAGCAAATGGTGCAACACCTTCAACTTCAGGTGGCATTGTTACAGCTACTTCGAAATCATTGATGCTTTTGATTGTATTTAACCGTGATGTAAAGATGCTGAGACGGTTAAGACCAATAGAACCACAGGACAATTCAGGCACGTTGCGAGTCTGAATCAGGAAGGTGGTCTGGTGTTCGTCAATACCACGAACCATGTTTGGTTCGATGATGAGGGAGTCGATTTTTAGTGAATCAGCCGTACTAACGACGGATTGAATGTAAGCCAGATCTTCTTGGGTGAGTTTCACAGGATACCTCTTATAGTTATAGTTATATCGGCACGATACTAGAATGTTAGCAGTTCGTCAACAATCTTATCGTGTTTGGTGGGTAATGATGCTAGTTCAACAACTTCAATGCCAGTAAGGTCAGAAATCCATTTAGCTACCAGCTTACGGTGACAGAATGCACCAGGCACTTCGTAACACATAATTACGGCACCATCACCTAAGGCTTCAACCACTTTATGTGGATCAAGTTTTCGGTGTTCTAGCAGCTGAAAATACCATACAGTGTATTCGTCAGCCGATATCTTACCTTCCTTGTAGGCATTTAGTAAATCCCAAGATGGGGCCAACTCAGGCATTCGCCGCCCAGTGAAGTAATTAGGAGCACTTGCACTGATCGACACTGCATTGGGGTGTTTTGCGTCTCTTGCATAGTAGGATGTATATAGTTTCATGGTTAAAATGTAAGTAAGTCATCGACCATCAAGCTGTGTCTAGTTGGCACTTTTCTGCCAATAGCCTTAATGATGTTCGTCAGTGGGTTATCCACTAGGCGCTCAATATGAGCTTTCTTGTCGACCTTGAAATTATCCAAAAACCACTGTGGAACAATTTCAATGTCAGTTGGAATTGCAATAGTTTTGAACCGACCACGAGGTTGTACGAGATGGAATACTTTGATTTTTGTTCCGGACACAATCTCCATACTGACCTTGTCATCATACTCTTTGAGGCACATATTGTAATGGATTGCAGCCGATGCACCACCTGAAAGTCTGCACGTGGAATCACGCTCATATTCAGCTGTTGCTTCATCGACTTTGTTCACACCTTTTGGTAGACCAATATCCATGATATCTTTCGAACTCTTCAGTTCATCTTTATACTTAACAATATCCCTCGACAACTCTTCCCACGTTTCGCCTTTCAGAAAACGCTCAATAAAGCCATTCAGCTTTTTTGATACGGCAGTAGGCAATGTTGTCTTCTTGGTATCAAGACCCATAACTTTCATGTCATCGACAGTCTTGCCTTCTTTGTCAACAATATGCAGAATGTAACGCTTTTTGTCAACAAAGATACCACGATCTGACACAATTTCGCGGTTGGCTTTAATGTAGTCATCAAAACCAGGCTGACATAGGAAACGAGCTCGAACGAACTCAGGATACGATGAGTTGACTTTTTCGGCAATGGCATTTGCGAATAGAATAGCTTCTTCGACGGTTTCGCCATGTGTTAGGAAGTACGTACTATCCGTATCTCCATAGATGACTGATTCTGTTTGGAACTTCCCGTTAAACTTGGTGCCATTCAAAGCCACTTCATTAGCTTCTCTTTTGGTATAGCCAGCTTCCATTGCATCGTCAATTGTAGCATACAGCGGAAAGTCGATGTTGTAGTTGCCATCGAGAACTTCAGCAACTTTACGACATTGGTGCTTCAGAATCATACGACCTGTACCAGTTGTAGATTCACCCATTCTCAAGTCATAGAAACGGAAGTACAAGTTCGTCAAAGCACCATACAATGAGTTCAGTTTGATCTTAAACACGTATTGGAGACGATCACAATATTCAGCATAGTCATCGTCACCCTTTGCTTCAGCTTCTTTCTTGAGTGCTTGGTACTTCTTACGAGTGGCAATCCAACCAGTAATGATGGTTGGAATAATGCCAACATACGACTGGTCAAACACAGTACCATAACCTGAAATACTCCACTTTTGCCTCTTTAGCCACTCTTTCCATTCGCTTGCTGGTTTTACAATTACTTCGCCAGAATCAAGACGTAAGGTGAGTTCTTTGAAGGTTTCAAAGAAAATGTCTTCGGCATCCATTACGTTGCCATCAAACTGGCCGCGAATGGTTTCTGGTGAGATGTTGATGGTTCGAATACCGTTTGGATACAGAGAACCAATGTCGATGGATCCCACCTTTTCGTGAAGTCCAACCTGTGGCAACAGTACGTATGCACCGTCAATCGACTTGTCAATATCGGGCTTATCGGAGTTATTAACCACTCGTCCCATCTCATGGTGACAGTGGTTTACAATAGCTAGTTCGGCAAGTTTCAATGTACCAAACACATGCTTGAACAATCCACACGATAGGTGGAACATCTGGTTTGCAACACCAACATAACCCAGTTTGCGTTCAAACCCCTGAAGAATTTCAGTATCTCGGACGTTGTATCGTACAAAGAATGCAAAATTGTCGCGGTACAAGTTGGCCAACGATCCTTCGTATTCCAGCTTAGGCAATTTGAGGTCAGCTTCTTCTTCAATAGCTGCCAACTTGTACGAAGGCTTTTCAGACATTTCATACTTCTTGTACAAGTCCAGATAGTCGGCAGGTAACTTACCAACAAAGTCAACTACGTGGTTGATCTTACCAGATTTTGGTGCAGGCGCAATACGAAACGACACCATACCATCACCATCAAAATCCAACATGCGCGTATACTTACCCCAACGACGAATAATGCTATTCGGGTCGTTTACATACTTGTGCATTGGCTTCTTTTCGTTGGCTTCGTCACCTTCTTCAATCATTGTATCGAGTGAAATATCGACCTTATCCAACGTGATTAGTGTACGGCGCACGATGTACGGTAAGTCGAATACGTTACTGTTCCAACCACTCACCACGTCACTGTCGCGAAGTTCTTCAATTACGTTAAGCAGTAGTTCGGCTTCATTCTCGCATATGATGTATGTCTTCTCGAAATCACTTGGTACGGGTACACCCGGAACGGCATTATCTACTTCTTTCTGCAGCCTCTCCAGAGTCCAACTGCCGTCCAGGACGGGTGGAACCACAATAGTGACAAGTTTTTTGCACCAGTCGTGAAATATCGAAATTGAATTAATGGGGGCATACGGACGAACGATGCTCGAATAACCGATTAATGGGTTGTAATCAACCTCAATATCCAGAAACGTAACATGCAGTTTTGGAACTGCAGCATTGTAGTATTCTTTTGATAATGTGCGAAGTTCGGCAGGAATATCAGCTTCCCACGTTCTAACGCCAGTATTCTCGTATTTGCGCCTTTGCTGACAGTATTCTTTTACATCCTTGCAAGTTACTTTTGATACGGTAGTATCATATATGGTACGGTAGTCACCATCGGGATCATCGACATAAAAATAGTATTCGGCGCGGTACATTTTAGTAACGCGTTCCCCATTATCGTCCCTCTCCCAAACAGTAACTTCTTCGCCGTTCTTAGATGTGACGGCTGAAATATAGCTCATTAACTTCTCCTTATACGCCTAATTATACTTATGTCTCACAAAAGTCACAACTTTTACCCAACCTTCGATAAATAATACACAAGGGAATTTATTTACAAAGGAGCATAATATGCCAGTTATTCAACCACCTTATGGTGAAGCCGATAAGAAAATTAATGCTTACAGCTCACCACTGAAAGTATCACCACAAGATACGCCAGGTATGACAGTGCAAGTTCGCGCTGGCTCGTACTTCAACGGCCTTAACGTATTCACAACATTTCCAGGCGGCAGCTCGCCTACTATCCAAGCACCAGTTGGTGGCGCTAAGTGGACAATTGTTACTCTAAGCAACACTGGAACAATCCACTCGTTTGATGGTGTGGTCGCTGCAAACCCAGACTTCCCAGTTGTTCCAGCTGGTGAATTGCCTTTGGCTGCTATCTACACAACACCTACGACTACTGCGATTACAGCATCCGCAATCAATGACATTCGTCCATTCTTGCGCACTACTGACATCGTACCTAACATCACAACGGTTATTGCTAGCTTGCCAACAACATCCGATGTGCAAGGTATGCTGTTGCTGAAAGCAGATACAGTAGGTACACCAAGCTCTGCATTTGCACTGAACAACGGTTCTGTTACAGACCAAGCATATGCAACGTTGACTGCAAAGCGTCCAACTGCAACTGACGTAGGTATCCGTTGGAATGAAAGTGCCACACACTGGGAATTCACAAACGACGGCGCAACATGGAACGCAATTGCTTCCGGTGCTCTGGCAACTGCAACTCAGATGGCTGTTACATCTACAAACACCAACGCAACATACTACCCAACTTTTGTTAGTGCAACGACTGGCAACTTGCCATTTGACGTTAGCTCTGGTTTGTCCTTCAACCCATCCACAAACGTGTTGTCCGCAGCAGGTTTCGTTGGTTCGTTGACAGGTACAGCATCTAGCGCAACAGTTGCATCGAACATCGCTGGCGGTGGTGTGGGTCAGATTCCTTACCAAACAGCAGCTGGTGCAACAGCTTTTGACGTATCAGACCTGATTTACAACGCTGGTACAAACACATTGTCTGTAACCAACTTTGCCGGTAACTTCATCGGTAACTTGACTGGTAACATCTCCGGTAACGCTGCAACAGCAACAGCAGCAGCTGATGCGGGTGTGGCAGCACAAGCACACGTGGTTATTGACCCAGCTCAGCCAAACATCACATCATTGGGTACATTGACTGGTTTGACAGTTACTGCTCCAATCGTTGGTTCTGTTACAGGCAGCGCCGCAACACAGCCAATAACTACAACCGTAACAAACGCTACATACTATCCAACGTTTGTTAGTGCTACTACCGGCAACTTGCCAGAGTTTGTTGCTACAGGCTTGATGTTCAACCCATCAACAAACGTGTTGACTACTACGACATTTACGGGTGCTTTGTCTGGTAATGCAACAACTGCTACAACGGCAACTAACATCGCTGGTGGTTTGGTAGGTCAGGTTCCATTCCAGTCTGCTGCCGGTACAACCGTGTTCGACGCATCCACAGACATGGTGTATACTGCTGGTACTAACACGTTTAACGTGGCAAACTACACAGGTACATCGTTGGTTCTGTCAGGTTCTGAGTCGTCTGTGTGGAAGATTGTACCATCGACAGGTCGTGCTGTTAATACGACTGCTGCAGCTGCTACCGCAACTATTGCAGCAAATATATCTTCGACATACATTGCAACTCCAGCTGCAGCAATCAACGTAACATTGGCTGCTCCATCTGGTGACGGTGAACGTCGTCGTATCGTATTCGGTAGTGCTACGACTGTTACATGGACTCCTACAGCTCCTGCAACAGCAACAACAATGAAAACTGCATTTGCAGCCGGTGAAGCAATTGAAATCTACTACAACTCTGTAGCAGGTACACCAGCTAACTCTGCAGCAACAACTTGGTATCCATACTAAGATATTCCTAGGGATGGGAAGGAGAAAGAGCCGCGAAAGCGGCTCTTTTTTTATTCACCATCAACGTCTGGCTCGGGTTCCATTTCAGCTTCGTCCGGCCCTGCACCAGGATCGTCTCTAAACTTTCCTTCAACGAGGATCTCATACAGTTCCTCGAAATGACGGTTTTCCTCTTGCAGAGAGCCATAATTGTGCTTGTACATCGTGGTTGCCAGTTTTCGAACAGTCTTTGCATCAAGACCGTATTCGGCTGCAGCATCAGCAATTGTTTCCTTGACACCTTCTTTTTGGTCATCAATTTGACGGAAATATGCCGTAATTGTTACCAGTTGCTGCTTGAACCTTTTACGTTCTTCTGGGCTGTTCAGAATGTTGACACCCTTCGCTGGCTGTTTATCTTTCTTTTCTTTCTTTGGAAACGCCATATTTTTCTCCTTATTATTATAGTTATGCGTTATTGTGTTGCTAATTCTACGTTAAGAAAATCGTTCAGTCAACTGCAGCCCATGTTGCTGGTTGAATGGCTTGACTATTTTGTTGAGTTTGGACCTAACCCCAATTACGTAGTCAAACTGATCATGGTGCTTAATACGGTTTGCGATCTTGAAACCAGCATTATACCCAACGAGAGCTTTGTTCACATCACCATTAGCTTGCTCCAGATCGTCACGGAAGTTATACGCAGCGATGCGGGCATTTGCCTCTTTATCCGTCAGCAGTAATGCGATAATTTCTTCATCGGATATTGAACGGTACTTGTGCTTTGGGAAGTAACGCACAAATATATCTGGGTGACGTTCGAAAACATCTCGTGCGGCAATAACCTGAACTTGCATTAGACCGTAAGAGCGTTTACCGACTGGAGACTCTTTGTTTCCAATCATACTGGAACGTCCGCCATCAGTCTCTTGCAATAGAATCGCTTCTAGTGTTTCAGGTTCACCTACTTCCTTCCCAACTGAGAAAACTAGCTTCATGTTACTTGCCAGTTCTGGCTCAACTTTTACCTGCTGAATTTCAACTACGTCAGAGGCTTGCTTAAAGCGCCACAATGGGTTATCGAATGATACATTATTTGTAGCCAAAGCAAGTCCCGACATCAAAACTACTGCGAACAGAACTACGCTGGCAGCCATAATCGTAAAACGGTGCGTATGCTTCATCACATTCTCCTTTAAAAAATGTTATGTTAGTGGTACAGCTAACTAATTGTGGTACAGCTATTTGCTTGTCATAAACGGAGCAAGCCAGGAAGTATAGTTACCTGGAAAGTCCTGTGGGTTATAAAGATACGGTGTTTGAGCGGCAATCTGGATTCTGGCTTGGAACAGATCTCCGGCAAAAACTTCTGAGGTGATGTTTATGAAATGAGGATCACTTGGGAATACTACAAGTGTACCTCTATTTGGTTGGAATGAAAATTGGTGTTGTACAAATTCAAGACGTCCACCATAAACTTCAAACTCTTGGTCAAAGTTGGCATTATCTTGGTATTCGGACAAGAAAAGGATAGCGGTAAGATCACGCTGTTTAGTGCGCAGCCATTTGCCGCGCAAGAAGTTACTATTTTCGCACTGAAAATCGCCTTTACTGCCTTGGGGAAACCATTCAAATTGAACGCGTTCAGTTCCCTTATACAACAAAGCATAATGCGCTTGTAGTTCAGGCAGAAGCATAAGCAAACGCTCATACACAAAGGCTTCTGCACGTTCGCTGGTTCGTACTGTCTTTATATCATGGTCTTCTTTATCTCTGTCTGGAACAGTGAAATCGCAAACGTCGATCAATTCTTCGCACAATAGTGGCGATACAAATTCTTCGACGACGTAGAAGGGACTTTTCACGGTAGGTGTATTCATGATATATTATAGGGGTAAGTTAAAAGGTTATGCTGCTAGCTGCGACAGTACGATAGTACTTAATGATGTCAGCCATAGATACATCATTTTCCGCAAGTATCTGCAGGGCTTCGCGCACACGAGGATTGTCCAACGTGGATTCAGATTGGATTGGTTCAGCACGTTCTGGTGCAGAATCCTTGTTGACGTCTATCTGAAAATTGCCTGCTTTGAGCACGTTTTGACCGATAAGCACCATGGTATCCATGTTGCTGCGATCGTTTAGGTTGAATGTTGCACCTTGAATAGGTACACCATTGATTTCGATATCAAACTTTACTAGTGCACGTTTGTTGTTGCCGCCATCGGCTGAACCAACATCTTGTGTGCCAGCCAAATCCATAGTAACCACATTATCAGAAAGAACAGGGCTGTTAAAACTTACTGTATTGTGATCTTGGTTAACACTAACATTTGTGGCGTGCAAACAACTGGTAGTAGCACCCGTGTCTACTTTGCCTTCTGCAGACTTGTTTCCAACGGAGACAAAGCGTACCTCAACATCATTTCCTATGATGTTAGGTGAATTGTCGCTTCGTAGAGTTTCTGCATCCATTGCACGTTTCCTTACTTTGAGTGGTATGTATTTATGCGTTGAACGAGCGGCTCAATAAATGGTTCTATGGGCTTCGTGAACACTAATGGAACACCACGCTCGACACTCATTATGATTGCAGCATTATCAATCTGCACACCATATCGTTCTTGGAACATGATGGCATATGCAGTAACTTGTAACCAGTAATCCTGTATTTTTGAATCGTCTTTGCTATTGGTTGAAGTCTTGAAGTCAATGATGCACAGCTTATTTCTGAACTCACCAACGCAGTCAACACGTCCAGCAACCTTGAGTGTATCACTCCACAGTGCGGATTCTTGAGTTAAGATATTGTTGACGTTTTTAAGGTGAAGACGAACCGAGTTGAATTCGGTTATATGCTCCATCTTTTGTTCTCTTGTTGGGTTTTCTTCGTTGTTGAGAAAACGCTCAATCATTAAGTGAACAGCAGAACCGCGGTCAGCAGCTCTCTTCATTTCTTTGTCGGCCTTAGCTTCACCGAGGCTCTGACGCCAATCTTTGAGCCAAGGCTTATCGCCTGTCCCAAGAATAGTTGTGATGGATGGATACTTTTCGCCAGTTGGTGTGATATAAAAACGACCTTTTGGTCCTTCTATAGTCTTTAACTCAACTGGCTGAATATTGTTAAGGTGTGTGAACATTCGTTATTTTCGTCCAGCAGCAGACGCACCAGCACCAGGCGTTTGTGATCCTGCACTTCCAGGAGTCGTTGTTGTAGTACTTGCCTGCTGTTGATCTTGTTCTGGCTTAGTTGCACCAGCCTTCTTTTTATCGTCTTGCTGCTTTTGTTTTTCTTTTTGAAACAGCTGTTTATCGGTGTTATTAATCTGTTGGTCGACTTGTCTGTCGGCAGCAGCCTTACGGATAATCAGCTGTTGTTTCTGCATCGTCAAATTGGCAATGTCAGTATCTGTGTCTTCGGCAAGTATATCCAAATACTCTTTAAATGTCAAGAAGGCCATTACTTAATCCTCTTCAGCAAGAAGTTTGCGATGTCGTGTGGATGCACTCTTCCACCTTTGGTAATTGCTTGTTGAGGTTTAGCAACCTTAACTGGCTTACGAGCGACTTCCTCTTCTTCCGGGGCACCAGCAGGTGCACCCAAATCCATAGGAGCTTCGCCACCAAATTCGTCTTCGCCCTCCGAACTTCCATTTTCCATTTCGTGCTTCCAACGTGCAAGAGATGCAAGGCGCTTAGCTTCCTTTTCAGATTCTTTCTTGGACTTATTGTATGCTTCCATGTCCATCATCTGTTCTTCTTGCTTTACTTTTGCTGTAAGCTGTTTGGTGGCAATGTCTGCTTCTCTAGCTTTTGCTTCAGCCGCACGAGCATTTGCATCGGCCTTACGAGCATCCGCATCGGCCTTCATCATGTCAATAACTTGGGTGAGCAGGTCTTTAACTTGGCTCGTATCTTCAGCAGGGGCGCCAAGATCACCACCCAAATCACCTTCGGCACCAAGATCACCCTCAGCACCTAAGTCGCCGCCTTCAGCACCAAGATCACCCTCAGCACCAGCAGCTACACCTTGTTCTTGTTCTTCGTCTTCTTCGACTTCAGGCCAATCTACGTTGACGATGTCAAAATGGTCCTTTAGCTTGAAGAGAACTTCAGCAATCTCAGGCAAACCTTCATCTTCGTCTGTATCAGACATGAATGCTTGCAATGCTTTTTCGAATTCTGGGGCTTGTTCATTCTTAACGGTTACGCGCACAATTCCGCCTTTGTCGTCTTCCAAACCAAATACGGTAGTATCACGTGTATCTGTCTTTTCTTTTGTTTCCAAAGACTTGAGCTTGGAGATGACAGATGAAGTGTCAAAGTGAGGGGTTGAAGACGCTTGATCTCCAGCATGCGATTCTGCAGCATTAGGATCAGCTTCCACTAGAGTACGGTAGGCTTCGCCAAGACCAATAGTCTTTTTCTTCTTTTTCTTGCTGTACTCGATCATTTTTGGCTTGGTTGAAGGCTTTTCGCGTTGGACAATAGACGTGAATAGAGGCATTGCAAATGCTGCGACAGCACCTCCACCTACGGCACCACCTGCTGCATCTTCATTGACTTTTTTGATTAAACTCATGGAATTATCCTCAATAGTGTAACGGTATCTTACTATTTATGGATACAGAAAAAAGAAGGACGTCTTTTAGACGCCCTTGATTCCTGAAACTTTGAAAGATCTCCACTTAGGAGAAATGTAGATTTGCTTTGAGTGTTCAGCCCAATCTTCGAACTTGAACATCTTGTTGAAGTGCTGATCGACATATTCTTTGTACTCAGCAACAAGACCAGCTAATTCTTGCTGGTCTTGTTCCGATAGCTCACTTACGTCGATAGCACGTACTGTACTGCTAGGTACCGAAACAGGAACGATTGTACGGTGAGTTACCTCATTCGTACTTTCGCTAGTGTATTCAATAGTAGCCAGATGTGCTTCGGTAAGTTTCATGTTAAGCACCTGCAACTGGAGCAGCTGGGGCTTCAGGATTGACTGGGCTAGCAGTTTCACCAGCAGCGGCCTGCGCGACCTGTGCTTGCTCTTGGCGAATCTGCAGCAGTAGCGAGTTTTGAATATCGCGAATAGCAGAACGCACCATTACCAGTTGACCAGAAATGTCAACTTCTTGCTGGCGCCATTCGTCCATGAGTTCGATCATTTGCTTGACTTGGTCGCTCATATCAGCAACGTTGTAGGTTACGTCATCGACTGTGACGGAAAGGGTTTGTGTTACTTTTGCCATGGTTATCTCCTTATGTTATAGTTCCATTACGTCAAGAAGTGATGGTCGTTTTGAACCACCCGCTCCTTTAAGTGAATCAAGTTTATTTATTATGATGTTGTCTCTGCTATTATTCTCCTCTTTGGGGTTTGTGATTCGGAGAATCTTGCCTTCCCATTGCAAGAACACAGTTTTGCCAACACCATCACTACTGCGGGTTTTGAGGAAGTTGAAACCAATTTCACCAGCCGCCCGCATTGTTGGGGTAAGAATAATGGATATTGCCCAGTCAACTGCGTTGAATTTGGACAAACCACCAGCAATATGACCTTGGTGAAGCTCTTGTGCATCCAATGCAGAACGGTTTTGTTGTGATGCTGTTGCGATGAACATATTGTAGTCAAAACCAATATCGTTCAATTGTTCAGATGCCAATTTGTCTTTTTCGGAGATGTTATCTGCAGAAACCTTTTCATTTGTGCCCATTTTGTCCAAATAGTCAACAACGAGCAAGTCTGGAAGATAACCCTGTTTTAGTTCGAGTTCTTTAAGGTAAGCACGAATACCGTTGGCATTAGTAGCTGATGGCAAACGAACAATCTGCAAGTTACCCATCTTGGCAGACATCTTATCAAGAGACATAGCAATTTCATCGTTGTGCGTTTGCTGCGTACAAACAATTGCAGGTGTTCCTGTAATGATACTGTCGAATCGTTCGGCAATCATCTCTTCCGACAATTCAAGCGAAATGTACAAGACATTCAGGCCTTGTTTCAGGAAGTTGTGTGCTAAGTTGGCAAGAGCAATTGACTTACCGCCACCAGAGTTAGCTGAAAACAAAATCATTTCTGTTCTAGCCAAACCACCGCTCAACATCTCATCAACCTGTTTCCATCCAGTTGGAGTGCGAAGTGGTTTAGCAGCACGATCTTTAAGACGCTTTGCTGGATTCGAGAAGTAGCTAAGACCTAAATTCTGCGTCAAAGATACAGACATAGCCTCACGAATAAGCGATTCTATCTTACCACCATCACCATTCTTGAGGTGTTTCATGCCTTCTCTAACAGCAAATTCTAGCGCACCTTGCTTACAAAAGCCTTCAACTTCTTCTGAGCAATACTTGATCTCGTCGTGCGTAACTTGACGAAGTTTTAGCTTCACCCCAGTTTCAGCGTGAATTTGATCGGGATTTGGGGTTGCACTGTACTTATCGTAGTAAGTATTCAGAAAGTCGACTGTTTTCCTGAATTCAGGGTCGAAGTAGTCGGACTGGATAATGGACTTACATAGTGCGAATGTATCTGCGGACGATATCAAATACTCAAGCAATAGCTTTTGTTTATCGTTATTATTATTATTATTCATCAAAGCTCCTTATAGGTCTGATTATATTATAT